CCTGTGTGAGCCCGACCGCATAGTGCGGCTGCGTCGGAGTAGCTAGCTACCCCGGCTACCAGCCGCGACCGTGCGTTACTGCCCCAGGCCTCGAGCTCAAGGTCTGGGGCGCGTGGATCGCCACCTGCTTGTCGTACCAGCGCGCACAGATCCGCGCGCCGGAGGCGGTGCCTGATCAGCTGGATGACGGGGTACTTTTCGAGCACGCCCGCCTGCTGAGGTCTCCGCAGGAGTGAGTCGGCCGACTCCGCGCCGAAAGGTCGGGCCGTTTGCAAGCGCCGCAGTACGATAGCGGAGGCTGCATAGTCAGTATCACCCGCAAGAGCCTTCCTGTAGGAAGAATCGAGCATGGCCGACCTGACTGACAGTCCCGTCATCGACAAAGCGGACACCTCGAGCGGCGAGATGGCTTTCGACAGGTAGTCGGTGGTGGCAAAGGCTGGCCACTCCGGGTTCGGAGTGGGCCTTAGGTTGTCCGGTTCGGAGCCGTCCGGGGCCCCGGGGCGCACCTGGTGGATGTACCCGTCAACGCTGTAGCAGGGGGCGCCCTCTACTGCCACTTCGCCCGCAAGCAACTGCCGAGCTAGTGACTTCGGCAGTCGGAGTAGGCTGGCGACAGCCGGGGCGAGGACAGTGGCATATGCGGGCGTGCGGCCGCGGTTGCACAGGGTGCGCGACTGCTGTACCATCGTAGACAAGGCCTCCAATGGCGACAGGGCCCGATCGTTGACCCAGTTGCCGCTGACGCAAGATGCGACCGCCCTGCTAAGGTAGCCAGTCGCGCCCCTCGGCGTGATCGCCATCCGCAGGAACTCAGCGGTAACCTGGCCGACGCTCTGCTTCATGGGGTTCATGCGGCAGCCGAAGCGTCTGCAAGCCGTGAGGACGCGGTCAGCAGCATCGTACGTGGGCAGTGACATGTACACATCATCGCCCACGTGGTAAGCACCGTTCGCCCTGTAGGCGGAATCGCCGATGGCCAGGCGGATGTAGGCGGCGTTGAGCAGGCTGTTAACGTACGTCGTGGCGCGGTGCCCGGACATTAGCGTGCCCAGGACTCGGAGCCCGGGGCTGCCTGGCGTGCTGGGGCCCGTTCCGCGCATGTACGTCGTATCGAACGACGCCACCAGCTTCTCGCGCAGTTCGGCTGGATAACCGGTAGCCCGACAGGTCTCGTCGATGAGCACCTTCATAGACGACAAGCTGTGCTGGGAGTTGAAGTCGTCGTAGTCGAGCATGAGGTTGACGCCTGAGGGCCCACGCGCGTCCAAGATCCGCCGCGCCATGCCTAGGTGCCCGAGCCGGCCCGGATCG